TGTGCGCCGCGTCTACCACATCTACACATGGATTGAACTCGAAGACGACCCCATTACCAAGGGTGAAATGGCCCCATACATCCTGATGATCGACGATCTGTCGACCGAAGTGATTGGCCTGTACCGAAATTGGGAAGAGGGCGACGACACATTGACCAAATTGGACTGGGTCATTGAGTTTAAATTTATTCCATGGCGTGGTGCATACGCAGTTGGCCTGCCACAGCTCATTGGAGGCCTCTCAGCGGCCCTCACAGGCTCTTTGCGTGCCCTGTTGGACTCTGCCCACATCAACAACGCTGCAACGCTCCTGAAGCTCAAGGGTGGCAAGATCTCTGGCCAGTCCCAAGAGATCGAAGTGACGCAGGTGGTGGAGATCGAGGGAGCGCCCGGTGTCGATGACGTGCGCAAAATCGCCATGCCCATGCCTTTCAATGGCCCATCGCCCGTGCTTTTCCAGCTTTTGGGCTGGTTGACCACCGCCGCTAAGGGCGTGGTGACCACCGCCGAGGAAAAGATTGCTGACGTCAACAGCAACACCCCAGTTGGCACGACTCAGGCGCTGATTGAGCAAGGTGCAGCCGTTTTTAGCTCTATTCACGCCCGTTTGCACGAGTCTCAGGGCCGCGTGCTCAAGGTTTTGAGCCGAATCAACCGCTGGTACTTGGATGACATGCAGCGTGGTGAGGTTGTGGAGGATCTAGAGGTTACCCGCGAGGATTTTGCCCGCGTTACTGACGTGATCCCAGTCTCTGACCCGCACATCTTCTCTGAAACCCAGCGCATGGCGCAAACCCAAGCGGTTATGGCCATCATGAAGGACAACCCAGACCTGTTCAACAAGAAGGTGGTGATCCAGAGGTTCTTGAAGCAGATCAAGGTCCCCGGGATCAACGAAATCATGGTCGACGTACCCCCACCAGTCAAGATGGATGCCGCCAACGAGAACGTGGCCATGGCAATTGGCCAAGCCGCCTACGCCTACCCCGAGCAGGACCACCTTGGCCACATCCAAGCGCACTTGGACTTTGCAAAGAGTCCAATCTTTGGTGGCAACCCCATCATTGCGCCAGCGTATTTGCCCAAGGCGGTTGAGCACATCAAGCAGCACATCGTTTTGTGGTACTTAAACCGCATGACTGGCTACGTCCAGAAGGCCATGGGCGAGAAGCTCGAGGACTACGAATTGCAAAAGGACCCCAAGGCGGTGGACAAGCTGTTTGCGCTGGCATCGCAGCACGTCGAGATGGACGCGGACCAAACGCTTAAGGGCATCATGCCTGTGATCCAGCAATTGATGCAGGGCCTCCAGCAATTCAAGCCACAGCCACAGATGACGCCAGACACCAAGGTGCTGCTGGACACCAGCATGGCCGAAACCCAACGCCGCGCCAAACGCGACGAGGCAGAGATGGGCCTCAAAGACAAAGCGCTGGCCGCCAAGATCCAACTGGACATGGCCAAGCTGCAACAGGACCAGCAAGAAGCGATGGAAGACCTGCAAATGAAGTTGGCCATTGCAACCAGCGACCAAGAAATGAAAGAACGCATCGAGACAGCCCGCTTAACACGCGATGCGGCCAAGCTCAATTTCGAGCAAAACAAGGCTGTACCAACCCAAGGAGCTAACTATGGCAACGAGTGACCAAGAGCAAAAGAGCATCAATGTGCCCCAGCACAAACGCATGGCTATGGGCGTCCCAGTTGACGGCCAAACCATGAAGGGCAACACCGCCCCAACCAAACAGTCAGGAGGCTTGTCACAGGCTAAGAAAAAATGAGAACACTTTCGGACTTGATTGGTGGAATTAAGGCTAGGCAGGCTGAAATAGCCGCGTCCCTTGTTGCTGGTAATGCGACGAACTGGGAGTCTTACATCCGCTTGGTCGGTCATAACGCGGGCCTACAAGAGGCCCTCGAAATCCTAAATAACCTGATGAAGGAAGATGAGAATGAGTAATACCCCGGTAGCTTCTAACGAAGCTGAGATGGCTTGGGCTTTCCCGAGCGTAGATCCCGGTGCGAAACCTCTTGGTGGACGACTGCTCGTGCAGCTCCGCCGTACAACAAAGAAGGCAACTAGCATGGGAATTATCTTGGTCGAAGAGACCAAGGAAACCGAGAAGTGGCAAAACATGGTGGCCAAGGTCATCGAGATCGGACCGCTGGCGTTCAAGCATCGTGACACGATGTTGGGCTGGCCTGAAGGCTCTTGGTGTACAGAGGGCGATTTCATTCGCGTGCCCAAGTGGGGTGGCGATCGCTGGGAGGTCAGAGTGCCCGGCGAGGACGAGAACGAAGACCCTGCCTTGTTTATGGTCCTGAACGATCACGAGGTGATCGCAAAGTTGACTGGTGATCCACTTGCTATGAGGGCATTCCTATGAGCACAGAAGCCAAAGAAAAAGTTGAAGATCTCAACGTCATTGAGGAAAAAGACGGCTCCGTTACGGTTGACCTGCCAGACCACATGGCAGACCACGCCGACGACAACAACGATCGTGCAGGCAGCCAAGACAATGACGGTGATGAAGACCACCCTGACGACACTGATGCAGTTCGTGAGGCTAGGCGCAACCGCCGCCGCGCCAAGAAGGAATACATCAAGCGCACTAACGAGGAAAAGGACCAAAACCTGATCTTGTTGCGTCGTCAGAACCAAGAAATGCAAGACCGCCTTGCTGTCTTGGAGCGCAAGACGCAAGGTGCGGACATGGCCCGTTACGACAAGGCCATGGAAGACGAAGAGTACCGTCTGCGGTACGCCCAGCAGAAGATGCAAGAGGCGACAGACAACTCTGACGGCGTGGCGTTCACCAAGGCCCAAGAGCTTTGGTACGACAGCCGACGCAAGCTTGAGGCAATGCACAGCTACAAGGAACAAGTTTCCCGAGCCAGCTCTCAAGAATCAGCGCCAGCTAACCCCAAGCTAGTGCGTTTGGCCAACAGTTGGATGGAGCGCAATTCTTGGTATGACCCAGAGGCTGGAGATGAGGATACTCAGATCGCCAAGGTCATTGACAACCGTTTGGTTGCCGAGGGTTGGGACCCCTCAACTCAAGATTATTGGGATGAGCTTGACAACCGCTTGCAAAAACGCCTACCACACCGTTATACTAGAAACACTGACGAGCCTTCCAGAAGGAGTCCCCGAAGTGTGGTTACAGGATCGAGTCGCGAATCCTCTAGTAGCGTTAATGGCAACCAGTTTGTTTTGGCCCCTGAACAGGTCAGAGCAATGAAGGATGCAGGTTTTTGGGATGACCCAGAAAAACGCAACAAGATGATCAAACGCTACGCGATCGAAGCACGCAACAAAAGGAGCTAAACATTATGGATTCTCGTCTCAAAAAAACCCTCAACGCAGGTGGCCGTGAAAGCCGATCTTCACAAGATTTATCACGAGCTGCCCCCGAAGAGGCGTTCATTTCAAAGCAGGAACGTCGCAAGATGTGGAGCGATGAATGGACACAAAGTGCGCTGCCGAAGGTCCCAGAAATTCCGGGATGGCATCTTTGCTGGTTATCAACCACCAACGGCTACGACAGTATCGATAAGCGGATGCGATTGGGGTATGTTCCCGTGAAAGCGGATGAGTTACCCGGGTTCGACAACTACCGCGTAAAGGCTGGCGAAGACATTGGTTTTATCGCGTGCAATGAGATGCGCTTGTACAAGCTTCCAATGGAAGTTTATCAAGAGGTCATGACTCAAATGCACCATGAAGCACCCATGGAGGAGGCGGACAAGGTCCAAGTCCAAATTGAGCAGCTTCAAGGCAACCGCGATAGCTCAGGCAGAAGTCTGGGAAGCGTTGAAGGTGAAGGCTTTGGCAATTTGAACCGAAACGTCCCAACCCCCGTGTTTTACGGGTGAGGACTTAACAAAGGAGTTAATTATGAGTGCAACCTCTGCTCCGTTCGGCTTGCGTCCTTCGTTCCACCCATCGGGTCTGGATCGCGCTGTGGCGCTCGCAAACGGAATTGTTTCTGGCTACGCTACTGGCATTTTGAAAGGCCAGCCTGTAGCCCTCGATACGAATGGATACATCATTGCTGCTACTGCTGGCAGCGCCTACCAAGGTGCTTTTGCTGGCCATGAGTACACCGATGTAACTGGTCGTCGTTTGGTCAGCAATCAGTGGGTGGCAAACACTGCCTACCAAGCTGGCTCACAAGTGACCTACTACTACTCTGACCCGAATATCGTGTACGACATTCAGGCTAACGGTAGCTTGGCTCAAACCTCCATTGGCGATCAAGCCAACTTTGCAAGCATCACTGCTGGTTCCACAACCACAGGCTTGTCTCAGTGCATGATTTCCACATCATTGGCTGGTGCGGGTAACGTCGGCGATCTGCGGATCATCGGTTTGTCTAACGGCGTTGATAACGCTTGGGGCGATGCGTATACAGTGGTGCAGGTTCAAGTGAGCCGCAGCCAGTACGTTGCTACCGTTAACGCTATTTAAGGAGCAATAAAATGGCAGCACCAATGCGCAGTACGGACTTTAGAAGTATTGTTGAACCTATCCTCAACGAATGCTTCGATGGAGTCTACGATCAACGTACCGACGAATGGTCACGGGTTTTCCGTGAGCAAGACGGTATTCCCCGCAACTACCACGAAGAACCCGTCCTGTACGGTTTTGGCGCGGCTCCCCAGTTGCCTGACGGTACTCCTGTCAGCTATCAACAGGGCGGCGTGCTCTTCTTGCAACGCTATGTGTACAACGTGTATGGCTTGGCCTTCGCGTTGACCAAAGTGTTGGTTGAAGACGGCGACCACATCCGTATCGGTCAGGTCTATGCTCGTCACTTGGCTCAGTCTCTCATCGAGACAAAAGAGACCCTGTGCGCGAACATCTTGAACCGTGCGTTCAACAGCAGCTTCCCCGGCGGCGACGGCGTGTCCCTGATCAACACATCACACCCCATCGTGAACGGTACGTTCAGCAACCAGTTGGCCACTGCGGCTAACCTGAGCCAGACTTCTCTGGAGCAGATGCTGATCCAAATCCGTCAAGCTGTGGACAACAACGGCAAGAAGATTCGTCTTGTGCCCCGCCAATTGGTGGTGGCCCCCGGCAACGTGTTCCAAGCCGAAGTTTTGTTGAAGAGCGTCTTGCGTTCTGGTACAGCAAACAACGACCTGAACCCTGTCAAGTCTATTGGCTTGCTGGATGAAGGCGCTGCTGTTATCAGCCGTTTGACAAGCGCTACCGCGTTCTTCGTGCAGACCGATGCACCCGAGGGCATGAAGCTCTTGATGCGTCGCAAGCTTGAGAAGACCATGGAAGGCGACTTCGAGACTGACTCCATGCGCTACAAGGCGACCGAGCGTTACATCCCCGGGTTCACCGACCCGCGTGCAATGTACGGTACACCCGGCGTCTAAAACGCAGCAAGGGCTGGTGTAAAAAGCCAGCCCTTTTTTCTTTAACGTAAATTTGTCAAACTTTTCAAGGAGCAGACAAAATGCCTCAATTTTCTGATGACCTGTTTTTAGGTCCAGCCGAAACCTACATGGGTACAGGCTTGCGCAATTACTCTACTACCGCAATCGGTGGTACTGGTGGTTCCTCTTCCACGACACTGACAATCACCTCTGTGGGCTTTGGTGCTCCAATCGTGGTTGGTATGTATGTTGACGGTACTGGCGTGACTGACGGTACTTTTATCACTGCCTTCGGCACTGGTACTGGTGGCGCTGGTACTTACACCCTCAACCAAGCAATCAACATTGCAAACACTGTTGCGTTGACTTTGCACGACTTAGAAGCTTTTGACAATCCATCTCCAATGAGCATTGGCGTTGGCCCCTTGGGTCGCGTCTATGTGTGGGACGTGGTTCCTCAAGCCGCTGTTGCAAACAACATTGCCGCTTCACAAACCCCCACCACCGCTGGTGCATTGACCTTAACGGCTGGAACCAACGTCAAGTCGGTTACCACAACCGCTGGCGCATCTGCTTTGTCTCTTGATATGCCTCGTGGTGTTCGCGTGACAACTGCAACTGCCGCCGCTGCAACTTTGACAAGCGTTGTGATTGCGGGCACTGGTGGTCAAATCACCTTTACCTCTCAAGCAGGTTTGGTAACTGGTCAGCGCTTGACTATCTCTGGCACTTTGGGTGGCACAGGTACTATCACTGGCTACACAGACCCAACGACCTACATCCTGACTGCTGTGACAGCTACTTCCGCAACCCTGACTACTACAGCAGGCGCGGCAGTTGTGACCACCGCAGGCACACCAACAGGCTTGACCTACACCTTGGGCGTGGCCCCTGTAACCGTGACCGTATCGGGCTTTGACGTTTACGGTCAAGCAATGAGCGAAGCAATCACTTCCAGCGCCGCTGTAAGCACCGCTGTGAGTGGCTTAAAAGCCTTCTACCTCATCACCTCTGTGAGCGTGAGTGGCGCTACTGGTACTGCTCTGACTGTTGGCACAACCAACGTGTTGGGTATCCCAGTTCGCGTAACCAACGTGGCTTATGTGGTTAGCGTGAAGAGCAACAACTTATTGGCGGATGACGCTGGTACGTTTGTGGCGGCTGACACCAATACCGCTACAACCACCACTGGCGACGTGCGCGGTACTTACGTCCCTGTCACTGCATCAAACGGCATTGTTCGTACAGTGATGGCAATCGCCCTGCCTGCAATTGCAGTAGGCCCAAATGCAACCCGTGTTGGCGCTCTTGGCGTCACACAAGCATAAGGAGAACGACATGGGACAATTTAAACCAATGGTCAAAATGGAGACCACTGAGCCTTCAGTTGAACTGAAGCTCAAAAAAGGCGGCAAGGTGGCCAAAAAGGCTGACGGTGGCATGATGGGTTCGCCCATGAGCGCTGCTGGCGCTATGCCCCCTGCAATGCCTGCCCGTGGCGGTATGCCAATGGCTGGCTCGCCAATGAAGCCTTCGCTGGCAATGCGTCGTCGCGCGATGCGCGGCATGCCCGCTGGTGCTGGCCCTGCTGGTCCAGTTGGCGGTGCAGCTTCAATGCAGCCTGCAATGCCAATGTCCGCACCTCCTATGAAAAAAGGCGGTATGGCTAAGGGCGGCGAGTCCAAAGCTACTCACATGGCTGAGATGTCAAAGATGAAGGGTCTTGCAAAAGAGCTGAAGTCTCACGAGAACAAGCCCGCTTCCAAGGGCCACAAAGGTTTGGCTACTGGTGGCGTTGTGAACGGCCAAGGCGGCTACAAAAAAGGCGGCAAGGTCAAGATGGCCAAGGGTGGTGTAGCTGGTGACGGCATCATCAACACCGAAGGTCAAGGCGGCGCATATCGCGACACCATGATGCATACATCCAAGCCTGACCACTCACCTGCCAAAACTGGCGGCGTGAAGATGGGCAACGGCGGTGGCTACGCTACTGGTGGTGTCGCAAAGTCAAATGCTGGCGGCTACAAAAAAGGCGGCAAGATTAAAGGCATGATGGACGGCGGCATGATGGGCGAAGGCATGATGGGTGACGCCATGTACAAAAAAGGTGGTTCCACAAAAAAAGCCTACGCGGCGGGGGGTACTGTTAATTCAGGTCGTCCCGTCGCGATGCCTCAAGGTCGCAAGCCCGCCCCTAAACCTGTAGCTATCAACGAACTTGCTGGTACTTACAAAAAAGGCGGTCGAGTGGCCCCCGGCAACCGTGCGCTGCAATCGGTTTTTGACAAAGAGAACGCTACAGCCATGCGTCAGGCCAAAGCCATGACCAATGAAAAGTACGGCCCTGCGAGCAAGATGAAACTTGCTGAGGGTGGTGATGTGGATCTTTCCAAAGGTGCATATGACAAGTCCATTGGTCCTGACGCTGACGACATGGCGATGGCACGCTCAATCCGTGGCTTTCCAAGCAAGGTGATGGGTAAAGTGAAGAGCGCGGCTAAAGACCTGTTCTCTACTGCTCCCAAAGCTGAC